TAATCAGACGATATCGTGATATAGCACAACAAGCAGAGTGTGATACTGCTATTGAAGATATTGTTAATGAAGGCATCGTGTCCAATGAGAGTGATATTTCAGTTCAAATTGTTTTGGACAACCTACCATATCCAGACAGAATCAAAAGAAAAATTAGAGAAGAGTTTGAAGAGGTTTTGAGACTTCTAAAATTTGAAGAGAAGGGTCATGACCTTTTTCGTAGGTGGTATGTCGATGGTAGAATTTATTTTCATAAAATTGTCAATCCTAAAGCTCTTAAAAACGGAATAGCAGAAGTTCGATATATTGATCCAACTAAAATTAAAAAAGTTAGACAGGTTAAAAAAGATAAAGACCCCAAAACAGGTGTAGATCATATAAAAAAGATTGATGAATTTTACATGTACAGTGACAAGGGTATTGAACACGCTGGTCATAGTGTTCACGGCCCAAATCAAGGGATTAAAATATCATCTGATGCGATCACCTATGTTCCATCTGGTTTAATTGATGGCAACTCTGGTAGAGTTTTGTCCTACTTACACAAAGCAATCAAACCTGTAAATCAGTTGAGAATGATTGAAGACTCTTTAGTAATCTATCGTATTTCTCGGGCACCAGAACGTAGAATTTTTTACATTGATGTTGGTAATCTACCAAAGATAAAAGCAGAGCAATACCTTAAAGATGTGATGAATCGTTATCGTAATAAGTTGGTGTATGACGCATCCACTGGTGAAATACGAGATGATAGAAATCACATGAGTATGTTAGAAGATTTCTGGCTCCCACGAAGAGAAGGTGGTAGAGGAACAGAGATTACAACATTGCCGGGCGGTCAAAATCTAGGTGAGATTGATGACATTGTTTACTTTCAGAGAAAACTGTTTAGGTCATTGAATGTCCCTATCTCAAGATTAGAAGCAGAGTCAAACTTTAGTTTGGGCAGAGCCACAGAGATTACAAGGGACGAGTTAAAGTTCACCAAGTTTGTTCAGAGAATACGAAAGAAGTTTACACCGCTGTTCACTGACATATTAAAAACACAGTTGTTGTTGAAAAATGTTATATCGTTGGATGATTGGAAGTTGATGCAAGAACATATTCAGTATGATTTCTTGGCAGATGGTCACTTTGCAGAGTTGAAAGACTCTGAACTTCTTCAAGAGAGAATGAATAACTTGGGAACGATTGAGTCATATATCGGCACATTCTTCAGTAAAGAATATGTAATGAAAAAAGTGTTGCGTATGACAGATAACGAGATTGATGAAATGCAAAGACAGATTAAGAGAGAAGAGGGACTTGATCCAGATGAGGGTGGTATTTCTGTTCCAGACAGCACAGACGGTATCACAAGATATCCATCACAAGGTGGTGAAGTATTACCGGCAGATGATGTTGCAAAATTTGATGGTCAACAAGTAGATGATGAGGAGAAGTAAATGTCTAGAGAAATAATTGACAGTATTGCGTCAGGTGAAAATTTAGAAGCTGAAGCACATTTTGGAAATTCAATGATTGATAAGGTTGGTAAAGCCTTAGAGGTAAAACGTCAAGAGTTGTCGAAGACTTTTGTAAATCAAGAGGCACACAATGAGACGGATTGAGGAACTTTATCAAAACGTGGTTTTTGAAAAGGATGAACACAAAAAAACGGCTGAATACAAAAAATTGTCTCCAAAAATGAGAAATGCAGTCGATTCTATCTTTAAAACTATGGATGCTAAACCTTCAGATTTCCTAAATACTTTTGAAAAAACTATAAAAGAAGTGTCAAAAAAATTCAAAGTTCCCGAAAAAGAACTCATGAAATATTTTGAAAGAGAAATGTTAACCATATAGGAGTAGAATATGTCATTTAAAACTATCAGAAATGCTGGTACAATTTCAGCTTCAACCCTCGGTGATGACGCTGCTCACGATACAGATATCGGCACGTTAAGTTTGGCAACATCTTTTCGAGTTACAGAGTTTGGTGGCAACGATGTTTTCTTTCTCATTTCAGATGACTACTCTACAGTAACTAGTTCAAATGGATTTTATTTAAAAGCAAACACCACAACCACTGTGGTGCCTTCAGTAAGACCTCGCTCTGCTGTTGAGTCACCAGTTACCTTAAATGGCACAGACTCTAGTTCATCTGACGCTGGCAGTCAGATTTTGTTGGAAGAGGGAACAGTTGGTGCTGAATATGATGATGGTTCATATTTAGTTTTTGACCATGACCCAACTGGTTATCGTATTTCAGTGATTAACGAAACTGCTAGTAGTGATGGTGCTGTTTATGTTGAAGAGGTAAGTTTAGGACATGCGGGAGCATAATGATGAAACTTATAGCAGAGGCCATTGAGAACGTAGAGTATATCTGTGAAGAAAACGATGGTAAGAAAAATTACAAAATTCGTGGTATTTTTATGCAAGGGGATATTAAAAACCGTAATGGTCGAGTATATCCTATGGAAGTTCTGACAAAGGAAGTTAAAAACTACAACAGAAAATTTGTCAGTGAAAACAGAGCATATGGAGAGTTGGGTCACCCAGAGGGCCCAACCGTAAATTTGGAGAGAGTTTCACACCTTGTCACTGAATTATATCCAGAGGGCAAAAACATTATGGGTGAAGCTCGAATATTAGGTACTCCAATGGGCGAAATCGTCAAGACTTTGATGGACGAGGGTGCTAAATTGGGAGTATCGTCTAGAGGTATGGGAAGCTTGGACGAGAGGGACGGTGCCAAGTATGTGAGAAATGATTTTTACCTTGCAGCGGCAGCAGATATTGTCGCTGATCCTTCTGCACCTAGTGCATTTGTGCAAGGTATTATGGAGGGTAAAGAGTGGGTTTGGAACCACGGTTCTCTGGTTGAAGCCCATGTTGCGGAGGTAAAAAGAAGTTTTGATGTTAAGAAGCGTCAAAGACAAACGAATGAAGCTGCTTTAGCTTTTGCTAAGTTCCTCAAAAAGTTGTAATTTATAAATATATTTAATAAAAAAAGGAGACTTCCTATGTCTGAATTAGACCAAACAATTGAAGAGCTCGAAGCGGAAGTTCTTGCAGAACTTGAAGAAGCCGCCCATGATGCTCCCACTAAGGGGTCTGCTGGTGCAGAACCAATGAAGAAAGTTAAGAAAGTAGGACCACCTCAATCTGACGCAATGCAAGATGGTGGTGATCCTGTTGTAGAACCAGATGATCCAGATTCCCCAACAGATGTTGCGGCGGATAAAGCAAAAGAAGTGTCTGGTGACGCACAACAAGAAGATGAAGGGAAACCAGACCCCATGAAAAAAATCAAAAAAGTCAAAGAAGGTTATTCGGATGAAGAAATTCGTGAACTTTGTCATTCTAAGTACCATGACTGTGCGACAGTTGTTGAGCATCCAGAGTTTGGTAAAGGTAAACCAGTTCTAAGGTCACACGCTATTCCTGACGATGATGGGAATGTTGAGTGGTATGATGTTCAGTTCAAACATGGTCTTGAAGAAAAAGTCATGGCAAAGGACATGAAGATTGTCAAATCTGAAGCTCACCATGAAGAAGACATGGAGGATATGTCAAAAGAAGATTTGATGGCCGCTATGCATAAGAAGATGGAGGGTATGCACAAAAAAGACCTTATGGCTGCTATGCATAAAAACATGGAAGGCATGCACAAAAAAGACCTTATGGCAACTTACAGCATGATGAATATGGAGAAGTACCATGAGGAAGTTGATGAGGAAGTCGTTGAGGACTACATCAAGAGTATTGATGTTTCGTCTGATGTCGATGCCCTTGTTGACGGCGAAGACCTCTCTGAAGAGTTCAAGGAAAAGGCTGCAACAATCTTTGAAGCTGCGGTTAAGTCTAAGACTCGTGAAGAGTTAACAAGAATTACTGAAGAGCAACAGAATGCTATGGCATTTGAAATTAATGAGTACAAAGATACTCTATCTGAGAAAGTAGATCAATACCTCGATTACGTTGTAGAGGAATGGATGAAAGAAAACGAGTTGGCAATTGAGCGTGGACTTAAAGGTGAGATTGCTGAAGACTTTATTTCTGGTTTGAAACAGTTGTTTGAAGATCATTACATTGACGTTCCAGACGAAA